CCATATTGTTTTTATATACGCACACCTGATTGTATGGCATTGCAGTAATATCTACTAACTGAAAGGCAGAATAATCAAGACCTTTACCTCTAGAAACATCAACTGTCATTATGTATTGGTGATTTGGTAGGGGATCAAAATATTTAGTAAGTCCATCTCTGGAAGATAGAGGTTGTTTGTTCACCAGGGTTTTAAGTGTTGCTCCAGATATAAGAGTGCCAGAGGATCCCAAGAAGGCACATTCGAATTCCTGAGCAAACTTCTCTAAATCGAAGTCCATAGCGCCCAGGGTTTCTTTCTGCCAGGCAGCATCTCTACCTGGTACTTGCTGCCACGGCACTTCTACAAACTGATAGCCGTTAATATCTTGTTTAGCGCCCTCACAGGTCTTGTAGAAGTGATTTAAGCCATTAGGAGTAGAGGTGAACAGGATCTTGGTTGTTTCACCGGATGAAATCGTTGGGAACACAGAAGCAAAGAACTCGTCCCAGTTCTCTACGAACGCTGCCTCATCAATGTATAGGAGCGAGATAGATTTACCACGAATGGCTGATGATGAAGTGGCTGCTGCAAGAACCTTACAACCGTTCTCTAATACGATAGTGCCCTTGTTCCACTCTTCAACACCCTGCTGAAGCCAATCGGGTAAAGCTTCGTATGCAAGTTTAATACGATCCAGAATTTCTCTGGCCGCATCGCCCTTGTTGGCAAGAAGCGCTACGGTCTTGTGCTCATTAAAGAGAATATAGTGTAATATAATCGCAGACGCCGTAGTAGTCTTACCAGCCTGACGGGAAGTAACAACGGTAACGCGACGATGGTTTTGAAGTTTGTCAATAATTTCTTTTTGATAATCATAAAGCCTTATCGGAATAAATCCGTGATCAACGTGAACAATTTTGATGTATTTTTCTGCAAAATAGATGGGATCCTCAGCGCACTTCATCCACTCCTGAACCATATCAGGAGTCCAGTTGATTTGCCTGCGAGCCTTCTTTAGTAGAGGATTACCATTGTAGAAGTTATTACTTGACATCGGAATTGCTTTTGTTTCTCATGTCTTCTACCATCTTTTGAAGCTCAGAAGTAGATCCAACAAACAAATTGTTTACAGTCTGAGCAGGCTCACCACCACTCTTACCTTGCAGCTTTTGCTTCTTCAGTTGTAACTCAACTGTTGCCATAGAAATGTCTGCGTAGGTTTTAATTAAGGAGTTTAGAACTTCATATGCCTTGGGATGTTGAGACTGCTGAGCAATGGATACCATATCTTGTACGGCCTGCTGAGAAGTGAAGACAGCATCTTGGAGATTGTTGCGGGCTTCGTCAACATCATGATCTGAATCCGAGTTGTCGGTATTACTTATAAGGGCCAAGCTAGTGTTTGACGTTTCTAATGAAGTCAAGCCCAAAGCGTTATCAATAGCATCTTTCATATTAGCTCAAGTTTTCCATAAATTCAATAATAAAACCATAATTATCATCCGCACTAATCAGATCGCTAGTTACAGAAAGTGTGGGGTTGCTCGTTGGCTGTCCATTTGCTGTGAGTCCTGGCCTAACAGTAATTTCAATTATTGGATCGACGTTGGTCGTTCCATCTGCTGCATCCTGGATAGTCACATTAGATGGTGGGACTATAATATTAGGCTCAGCCGATTTAATTACATCACCAGATCTCACAGGACCAAACATCCAAGCCTTCATAGTAAAGTTGAGGGTCCAAATAATAGACCTGCGTTCTATAAAGTCCCCTTCATATGTATCTTGTTGTTGAATGCTGTTCAACGTAAGAGGAACATCATACTTAACTCCCATCTGAGGGTTTACGTTAAGAGTGGCTGTGAAGTCAGGAGTGAAGTATGGGAGAATCTGCTCAACAATACGCGTTCCATCTTCTTGATTCTTTACCATAATGTAAAGAGAAAACTCAATATCGTATGGGACTGGGTTGTATTGATAGAACATCTGATCGGAGTTGTCAGGATTAACAGTCTTCGAACGCCCAATTGTAGTTAGCTTTCTAGAAGGATCATAGGCAAAGTTGATGATTTCAAAAGACATTCTAGGCAAAGTAATTGCTATAGGTCTATCGAGATTGGGGTTGCCTTCGAGTCTAGCTAGAAACTTTTCTTTCGGACCATAGTTCAAAGGAACCTTCATGGTCTGAACGACTTCTCTAGCATCGTTATCTCTCTGTAGCCACACGTTGTTAAACAGTGTGCCAAAGTAAATAACATACTTTCTAATTGTGTTGTTGCTCCAGACCTGTCCAAACATTAGAAACCTACATCCTCACTAAATGGATCGCGCTGTGTCCAGTCAACGATGTTATCCCGTTCGTTTTCTTCGTCGATTTCGAGATTATCAGCATACACATCTTTATTCTGAGCATCAAAGTCCTGATCGCCAAGAACAATCTGGTATCCATTGTTGTCGGTAATGTAGAACCCATCGTCAGAGAGAACACCTGAAAGCTCTTGAGTAAACGAATAATCTCTTTCGATAACATCAATGTCGTGAATGCCAGTGTTAAGACGCTCGTTAGAGTATTCCCATGTCTCGCAAACAAGATCCCAAACCTGCAAAGATCCGAGCTGATAGAATATAGCTTGGTTGTTGACATACTTGACAACCATGATACGCTTGGTCATAGGGGAATAGATTAGATCCCCTTCTTGAGGCCTATCAATAAAGTCTTGCGTGCCAACTTCGTTGTTAAAGGTTCTTCGAGCTACCGTAAATGTCATCTGGTCACGGATTTCCAGATTAAACTTCGAGAGGAACGTGCCGTCTCCTTCATAGCTATCAAAGCTACGAATATACATATCTATATTATATGCTGTTTTATACTCTGAAATAGTATCTTCACCGTAGATGTCATCTTTAGCCACCAACGTACGTGGACAATAGAAAACTCCATGTCCGTATATACCAATAGACTCAATGACAAGGTCCTCAATTAGACTTTGCTCCATTGAACTTTGAAAGTTGTTAAAGTAGAAGTTACTACTTGTCATTCAAATTAGCCTACCATATCAAGGACAGGAAGAGAATAGCCGGAAATCATTTCCTGCTCCATCTTGTCGAGTTCGGCTTTTGCATCTTCTAGAATCTGCGTGCCGTTAAACTGAACCCCTCCAGGTAAAGACATGCCAGTAAACTTGGTTAGATTTGATCCCCATTGGTATTTGATTTTAGCTGTGGTGTAATTCTGCAACCAACGATCTGCCCACACATCTGTATAGACATTAGGATCTATGACCTCATATGCCTCGACAAGTAGATACTCGCCTGGCATTATGCTGTTCCAATCCATATCCACATAAAGTTTATTTTTGTGGCGTGCGTATCTAATAGGCTGCTTACCAACTAACATTTCTGATATAAGCGATAGATGCTCCATTACCATATAGTAAGGAACCATAGATACGGATGTTAGAGTGTAGAGATCATTCAAAGCAATCTGATATCTAATATTGAATAGATCATCAGAGCGAACCATTGGATCACCAATAGAGAAGACACTCACTGCTCCTATAATATTTTCTGGGAGAGTGATGAATTTGTTTGCTCTATCTTGATCAGTAACTTGATGCTTATAATAGATCTTATCTGAACCATCGAAGTGGTAGTCCCAATAATATCTAAGAGATTCGTCAATGCGATCATCTACCTGATCATCATCAACGTTAATTTCGATCACAGGTTTACCTAGCTTGCGCAGGCAATATTCTTTGAATTCAGCTCTTGATGTTGGAACTGCCATTGTCTAATCCTCATTGTTTAGGATATTTATTCTTTACACGATCAATGGTATCTTTCCAACCATCATATCCCAGATGATACAAGGCATCGAGTTGCTCCACTATCGTCGGATACTCCTTCTTTCGCTCTTGTTTGTAGTCAAGTTTTACCTTTATCTTCATGTTCTCACCTCTACTGTAATATCTTTATAACGAGGGTGTTGTAAAAATACACTAACAAGTGCAGAAAGATTACCCTCGACTGTCAGGGATCCATCATTTACAACGTACGATTCTCCCTCTACAAATACAGTTGTATTTGCTGGAATGTTGCGGATAGTGTCCCCATCTACAATTATATTAAATGCCGACTTAAGGTTTACGGTGTCATCTTCAATATTATAGAAAATATCATTTACATTATCTTCAGCTATGACAGCGGCATATGGAATATCGTCTGAAAGACCAGCTACCCTTGATGCTTGCTTAGCTATACAAACACACTTACCATCTTGATTAAAATATGCTACGGCCATTATCTTCTGATCCCTGTAACAGTGGTTAAAACGTCAGACATAGTATACGAACGTGCCTCTGAGTTCGGTCCGTTTTGTCTGGACACAGCGTCTACTCTGACAGCCACTCTAAGTATTCCATCTACTGTAGTTGCTAATGTCATTGGAAGTCTCATACGACCTCCTCCACTGTCAACACCATATGAAAACCTCGTTTCGGAATAGAATTGCCATCCACTTCCTGTGTCCAGGTAAATCTCTAACGCTCCCGAACTATCATCGTGGGCTGATCCATCTACAACCCCAAAGAAGTTTATAACTGCTTTACCATATCCACTTGAATCTATCTCTACGTACGGTGTAGTAATTACTGTTGTTCGACCGAATTGAGGAACAAAGCCACCGAACCCGGTAAACGTTTCTACATCTGATACCGATCCTGGAGATAGTTTACCAGTGCCGAGGGATAGGTTTTCAATAAACGCATTCTTAATGTATGTGTTTGCACCAATGATAGAAAACGGTGAATCGCCACTACCCGAAGAGTTAACTACTCTGAACGTATCAGCCTGGATAACAAAATCAGATTGCGTATTGGTTGCCGTGGCTGTAAAACCTACAACCTTACCAGCGGTCACTCTTAATGCAAACTGAGCTGAGGTGTTAGAAAGACCCGCTACAGTGGTAGCCAGAGTAGACACATTGGCCGATAATCTACCGACATTTGCAGAAACAGTGTTGATCTGGTTAGCCAAGGCAGTCGTGTTATTGGCTTGAGCGGCAATCTGAGTAGTGACATAGCTTTCTACGCTACCTACCCGAGCGTTAACAGTTGACTGTAGTGAGGCAAATGAAGAGTTGAGAGTAGATACTGAGCTTTGTAGAGATGTTATATTAGCTTCAGACTGGGCAATTCTACCGTCTGATACTTCTACCCACGAAGATCCATTCCATCTAAATGGTCTGTTGCCTGCAGAGGTGTTGTACCAGATACTTCCATTAGATGCTGGTGGGGCTGATGGAGCAGTAGCTTGAGAGAATGTGGAGTTAGCAAATATTCTAGTAGATAATGTAGAGATCGAATTAGCTTGTGCTGCAATCTGATTAGCTGTTGTAGTTTGTAATGTAGAGATTACTGCTTCAGAGTTACCAATGCGTGCAAATGCTGTATCAATTCTTGTTGTTAAAGCAGCGTCGTTAGCAACACGAGCACCTTGCTCTGTTACTAAGCCCGCAGCAGTAACATTAATGCGAGAATCAGTCACATTAACCCAAGTATTAGCATTATCTAAACGATAAAGCTTAAAACCATCATCCGTATCAAACCAAAGATCTCCAGCTTTTCCTCCAACAGGGGCCGCTGATTGGTAGTAGGTTATAGTGCCAGTATTGGATCCAGCAGTTACAACTAATTGACTGACTTGATTGGCTAGAGCAGCGATTGAGTTAGCTGAGGATGTTTGAACGGTAGAAATCCAAGATTCTGAGTTAGCAACTCGGGTCAGGATTCCATCAATACGGGTGGCCGTCGCAGAGTCGTTGGCGATGCGGGCGATACGCTCAGACGTGAATGCCGATAGTGTATTAGCAACGCGGCGGTCTTCCACGTTCTCCCAAGCTAAGCCGGTCCAGCGATACAATCTATAATTATCGTCTGAGTCGAACCATAGGTCCCCTAAGCCCGCCCCAGTCGGAGCTAAAGACTGTACGTAGGTTCTAGCACCAGCAACGCCGCTGCCCACAATAATTGTTGAGATAGTCTGCGCAAGACCTTCATCAGCGCTAGCACGTGTAGTGGCCTCTTCGGTGATCAAAGCCTCGACGTTTGCAAACCTCGAGTTAATAGTTAGGAGCTGAGTAGCAAAAGCCTCATCGTTGGCTATACGGGCAATGCGCTCTTCAGTAACGGATGCTTGAGTATTACCAATAGCAGCGATCACGCCGTTTACAGTAGTTGCGATAGCACTATCTGCGTTGGCACGAGCTGACGCTTCGTCAATAACAGCAGCAACGACGCCATCAATACGCTGATCGGCCACTTCAATCCATGCAAGACCACTCCAGCGATACAACTTGTATCCATCATTGGAATCAAACCATAGATCCCCAGTTATAAGAGTAAATGTTGGCTGTGTAGGTGGCTCAGACTGAACGTAGGTCCTATTACCAATACCAGATGTAGCTACGATAGATTCAATAGATAGAGCTAATGCATCAGTGGTATTAGCAAATGCTTGTTCTACGTCTGAGATATAAGCTCGGGTAGCTGCAAGTCCTGTATTAGCGTCGTATACAGTAGCTTCTAAAGTGTCTGTTCTTAGAGCCAGAGCTGCTGTGCTATTGGCTGCAGCTATCTCTACCGTAGCTATATAAGCTCTGGTAGCTAATAGACCAGTGTTAGCGTTATAAACATTAGCCTCTAAGACTTGAACTCGCTCGTCAATTTCTGTATAGGTATTGGAAAAACTAGAATTGGTGCCAGTAAGAATTAACGAGTCGCCGTTGATTCGGATGATAGGAGCTACGATATCAATAGACGTATCAGACTCAATTAACATTTCGTTATTGGAGAATAACTCGATTCTGTCAGATGAATCAATAGCTACATTACCAGCCAGTGTCTGAATGTTGATTCCGTTATTGGAAACAAGATCGACTGTCTTGTTTACATCAATATTAATTAGTCCAGTATTAGCCACAGGCTACAGCTCCCAGTTTATAGAGAATATCTTTTGTTTATTTATAAACTATTATCTACCATATTTATCATGTTGGCATTTGCTGGATTTAGCTGCATAAATAAACAAAATCTATATTTAAGGAGTGAGTGATGGCGACGTATAAATCAGAATTCAAAGCCACGATTGAATGGGTCAATCAAACAACCAGACAGATTGTGGTTTTGTATTCTGATCCTTACGGCCATGAGGATATACGACTGGGCATTATGTTTAAAAGATCCGATACTGTGGAAGAAGTCTGGCAGGCTATTATAAACGCCACACCTCACGAAAGATTCCACTTTCAAAACGAGGCATATAAACGAAAATCTGGAGACAATACTCTAGAAATTGCCGGAATGGCAAACACAGAAAAGACATATAAGCTACCGACATTTGATAATGAAGACGTATAATGGTTGATATTACAAACCTCATCAAAAACTATACTGAACTACAGTATCTCCAGGTCGTTCCTGAGATTAGATTGTTTATCAGAAATGATCACTATCTCCATGATATGTTAAAGCAAGAAACCAACGATGAGTTTGTTGCATGGCCCGAATGGGCATGTGTATGGGCAGGCGGACATGGACTAGCAAGGTATGTCTTAGACAACAAGGAATTGTTTGCCGGCAAGACAGTCGTTGACTATTGTGCTGGTAGTGGTGTTGCAGGGATTGCAGCAGCCATCGCAGGAGCTTCTAAAGTAACCTGTGTTGACATAAGCCCATACGCTCTTCAAGCAATTAAGTTAAACGCTAAAGCCAACAACGTCGATGTTGATGTATCGGAAACTCCTGTAGAGGCTGATATTATCTTAGTTGCGTGCCCTTCGTTTAAAACACTAGAAGGAAACTTTCCTGACGAGCAACTAGAACTGATCAAGTCTTATGATAGATCGTATCTTGGATATAAGATATTAAGAGACGAGTACTTCCAAGACTTCTTTAAGCCAGGCGAGTTTGAAATCGTTTCAAGGAAAACAATTCCTACTAATGTGCATACTGAAGGCGCTACATCAAGAAATATGATTGTGATGTGTTATATAAAGTAACAATAGTAGTCAAACTGCTCTTCGATAGACTTTCCACCAATTTCTAGTATCTCGTGATTCTTGAGATTGATGTAATGATCGATCAGCTCCTTTCCTAGGGCATCTGAAAGGACCTGATCATTCTCTAAGTATTCCAACGATTCCTTTAGAGAATGTGGAGTATGCTGATCGGATCCCTTGGCTTCCAGATCCTCATTTGTCTCTGAGTTAGGTAAGATGTATTGGTTCTCATATCCAATAAGCATTGCGTGTAATATAGCAGCCAATGCTAGATAAGGATTGGCTGAGTGATCGCCTACACGATACTCGATTCTTGCTCGTTCCCCAGTTTCTGTAGATACTCTGATGGAACAATGCCGTGTTCCATTTGACCAGTTTGCCCAATATCCCGAAGTTCTATGATACTGCACTCTCTCGTAACTGTTTACAGTCGGAGCTACAATGGCGGCAAGCGATTTGTGGTGGTGTAACAAACCTGCAATAGAACTTTTCATTATATCAGACATGCTGTCTGTGGCAAAAACATTATTGCCTTCAGAATCTTTAAAACTAATGTTAAAGTGTAGTGCATTCCACCCACGTGTCTTTGGGACAGGCATGTAGCTGAATAGATAGCCTCGCTTTATAAGCATCTCTCTTGCCATCTGTCTGAATAGAAAAACATTGTCTGTAGCTTTCAATGCCTTATCACATTTCATTGTGAATTCGAACTGGCTTGGCTCACATTCAGAGTGAACAGACTCTAGTGGCAACCCACACCAATCTGCCATGTTCCATATATCATCAATCAAAGATTCCGGATCAGAAAACGCACCTGTAGTATAAAACTGTGGGCGGTATTTGTTATACAGCTTCCAGCCATCTCCATCCTTTTCAAAGATGTTTGCTTCAGTCTCATACCCTACAATAGGTTCTAATCCTTTAGCTCTCCAAGCCTCCACGGCCCTTTTCAATACGCTTCTAGCGCAAAATGGAAATGGTGTACCGTTTAAGTGCATATCTGCCAAAACGATTTCTGTTTGTGATTCCCAACTTTTTCTGGGGTTTGGATCTAGCTTCGCATCAATATCATAATAGCCACTTATCAGCTCATTCATATCAATGGGAGGACTACCAGAATATCCGGTAGAATATGATCCTACACAGAAACGAACATCTCTGTCAACTTGTCCTACGTATTTGCTTCTAGCAATATTGAATTGGTCTAGAAACATCACTCGATATCTATTGATCATTCGGTGGTTCGTTGCTCTCTACGCCGATAGGCTGTTCGTCTATATCTACAAGCACATGAGTCTCGTTTTCTACAAATTGGTAATTCTCTTTGTTTATAAGAGCAGGATAATCTCTAGTACGATCTTCAATCTTTTTATCGATGTAATCGACACCACAATAGTTGTAATAGTCTATCAAGACTGACTCTTGAACGTTTTCTAGATACTGTGTCCACTGTCGAATAGAAAGTTTTACATATTCTGAGTATTTGTTCATGTCAATGACAGGTTTATACCATTGTTTAGTTGTATACTCCCCTGATCCTGCAAAGTGATATACGCGGATTTCAGTTGGAGCGTATAGGTAATATCCTGCCTCAAACGAAGTCATTGTAAGAAGTTGTTCCTCCCCATCAAAATATGATAGGTGGTTTATTCCTACATTTTTAATCCATTCGACGTGTGTGAACAAGTTACCAGCAAATAGATGACAAGTTGGCATAACATCTTGGGTGGGAGGAACGTGATGTCCATGAACAGCTAGTATTGAATCTTTACACCACACAAAGTATTTGGCGTGGGTAGTGATGCCCTGGGCCTCGACGTGCCTGTGTGGTATGCCATCTTCATTTAGTGTGTAAGTCTTAGTCCCACCGTCAATGATGACTTTTTTACTACCAGATTTTTTGACACCGCGTTTGTAGTCTTCTACAAGA